ATTTAGTTTGTACCGCTAAACTTCTTCGTGACTCTGAGGATGTTCAGGATACACCTCTAACTAATACTTCTGAAAATATAGGAAGAATTGAGAATTTTACTTCTGCGGAGGATGTTTACGATGAGCTTTAATTCTAGATCAAATGTTTATGAAAATATAGGTTCTAGTGATTTTTCTGGAATCTCTAATCCAATGATTTGGCTTAGAAGTAAGGTAATAGAGAAAACCACAAAATCGAGTAAGATTCCATTATTTTATAAAGAAGCTTTAAGATTTTTGATTTCAAAAATGGGCACTTTATCTTATTTAAATGCTGAAGGAAATTTAGTAGATATAAAGTGTATTCATGCTAACCCAGAGAGAGCAATAGCAAAATTAACACAAGAAAACAATATTATACTTCCAATAATTTCTGTAAATCAGAGTTCTACAAATAATGCTGATAAGAGGCGGCGCGGTGCTCCACAGATTATAACAAAAACATTTTGGAGTGAAGAAAAAAAAAGATCATTTCGTATCATTTCTGAAGCTCCAAGAGCAGTAGATATTCAGTACTCAATCAATGTTTGGGCGAAATACAGAGCAGATCTTGATCAAATAGTTGAGCAGATTAGACTTTTGTTTAACCCGCATCTGTTAGTTAAAAACACATACACAGACGTTGCTCATGCATTTATAGAACAAGAAGTAGACCAATCAACATTGGAACTTAACGATCGACAAGAACGGGTACTTAGGAGGTCCTTTAATATAAATCTAGAATCCTATATTCCCAATCCTCAATTTTTAATAACATCTACAGGTGAAATTGAAGAATTTAACGTCGATACTTATTTAAATTAAAAAAAAATACAAAAAAAATAATATATTATAGTAGATAATAAGGAGTTTATTTATGAAATTAATCACCAATACTAGTTTACAGAGCTGGAGCTTGCCTTTTAGGACCGAGAAGGGTGTACAATCCTTCTTTTTGGAGCCTAAAAGATCTGTTAAAATTCCAGACTCATACATTACAGACGATGTTCTAAGATACCAACGTCGGAAATTAATATCTATAAGAAGTATATAGGAGTTTTTTAAATGCCAAATTTCGTTAGCCCCGGTGTTTATGTAATAGAGAAGGACCTTTCAGATTATCCTGTACAGCTTAACTCTTCGGTTGTTGGTATTGTAGGATTCGCTGATAGAGGGCCTATTGCTGGACAAAATAACCAAAAAGCAACTTTAATAACAAGCCAACAACAGTTGATTGATACCTTTGGTGAGCCTGGAGAGCACATCAAAGGTCAAGCCTTAGAAGGTGCTTTAGAGATTCTAGAAGCAACTACCTCAATGAGATTCATTAGAGTAGCTGGAGATTCTGCCACAGAAGCTTCCGCAGCAGTTCAATTAGGCGCTTGTCCAGCTATTCTAGTTAGTGGAACAGCAACAAGCCCTATTCTTGGTGATATGTCTGCAATAGGCAGTAGCGATAACACTACTTCGGATGTTAAATTAGTTGTTACTGTTTACGATCACCTAAGAAACACAATCGTAGATAACAAAACCTACGAAATACCACAAGGAACTTTAAGTACTTCTGCATCAAACGGAGCCACTACAGTAGCTGCTCTAAAGAGAGTTATTGGAGGTTCTTTAAATGCAGACAGAGTTGGTATTTTTGCTGATGCTAATACTACTGATGCTTCTTCTTTCTTGGTCGGAGCTGCTGCTGGTGGTTTAGCTACTGTAGATTGTAAGATGTACGTCAAAAATGATTCAGGCACTTATGTAGGAGTTGCAGGTATTCAAACTTTAAACGAATTAGGTGCATTAAATACTGCTGCATCTTCTGTAGTAGCCTCAGGAACTTCTGTAGACACTACTTCTGTATCTTACATGGTTAAGAGTTTGTGGCCTGGTGCTGGTTATAACGCAGGGACTAAAACAGATGGAAGTACAAGTGGTGTATCTTTTGAAGTAGCAGTAAATGGAAACTACAACTCCACACTTCAAGTAAATAACTTAGGTGCTGCTGCTGAAAACTTCCTAGCTGGAGCCACTTCTTCCTCTTTCTTAGAGAATGTTATAGGTACTTCTTACGATAGTAAAACTTCAGATTATGTTACTGCAAACTTTGCTTCAGGAACTTATGATGATACTATCCCTGTAACAGGTTTGCTATCCTTTGAAAAGCAATTATCCGATCTAGTTGGAGGTTCGCTAACACTTAATGGTGGTCAAGGAGGTGCTACAGGAGGCACAGTAAATCCTAGATTCGTAAAACTAGTACAAGGAACTTACAACTTAGCTGGTGGCGATAGCGGTATACCTTCAACAGAAAATGATACTGCTACTGCTGTAATTGGCGCTGTGGAAAGTGATGGAGGTAAAACCGGAATTGAAGCTCTTGATGATCCAGTTCTAAACATCTCAATCGCTTTAGCTCCTGGTCCTGGGGTTGGGGATGTACAATCTATACAAAATGCCCTAGTTACTGTAGCAGAAAGAACTACTGATTTCTTAGCAGCTTTATCACCTCCATATGCTGTAGGTAAGCCTGGAGATGCTATTGATTGGAGTAATGGTTTCTCTACTCAAAGAACTGCTGCTATAAACAGCTCATACGCTGCTCTTTACTGGCCTTGGGTAAAAGTTTTCCAAGTCTTTGATGGTAAAGATCGCTGGTTAGCTCCTGAGATTTATGGAGTTAGACAAATGACTGTTACTGATGCTGTCGCAGATCCATGGTTTGCTCCAGCGGGTTTTGTAAGAGGTCGCCTAACTAAACCAACTGATGTTGAAGTTATCTTAAATCAAGGTGATAGAGATAGCTTGTACAGTGGTGGTAATGTTTTAAACCCTGTTGTTAACTTCCCACAAAACGGTATAGCAATCTTTGGTCAAAGAACTACACAAAGACAACCTTCTGCTCTAGATAGAATCAATGTTAGAAGAATGATGATTTACATTAAGAAGGTCATTCTTGCTTCTACTCAAAGAATTGTTTTCGAGCCAAATGACCCAATTACTTGGGAGCGAGTTGAGGGGATCGTTAACCCACTACTAGATGATATCGCTCGTCGTAGAGGTATTACTGAGTTCAAGGTGATTTGTAACGATTCTACTAACACTCCAGTTAGAATTGATAGAAATGAACTTTGGTGCAAAGTTCTAATTAAACCAACCAAAGCTGCTGAAATTATAATCTTTGAGTTGAACCTAACCAATCAATCAGCACAAATCTGAAATAGGAGAAATTAAATGGCATCACCATACTATGTAACTAACAACAATACTGCCCAAAGAGGTGGTTTAGAGTCTGGACTTCCAGTGGTCTCACAAGGTCTAGATTCAGTAAGAGCTTATCAGTTTGAGATTCATTTTGTACCTCCAAAAGGTTTAGATCTTCCTGACAAGCTAACTTTAGCAGCCAAGCAAGTTTCTCAAATTGGTATGACTTCAGAAGATATTGAAGTAAATCGTGTTAACGATAAGTTGTTCTACCCTGGAAAAGTTTCTCCAGAAGAGTTGACTGTAACTTTTGATAACTTCTACCCAATAAATACTTCAGTTGCTAACGATCTTTGGAAGTGGTTCTCTACAATTTATGATCCCACAACTGGTCAGTTCTACACAAACTCAAGTAACTTATCAGATTGGAAAGCTCAAAGAGCCACAGTATTCCATCTCGATGCAAAAGGCCAACCAATAATGGAAACAAGATTATTTGGTGTTTATCCAAAGTCTTGGAAAACTGCTGAGTTTAACTACTCAACAAACGAATTCCATACCATTGAAATGGTCTTCCGCTATGACTTCATGGAGCACGTTTCTAACGGTGCTGCTGTCGGATCAGCTTTAAACTCAACTCTATAATTAGATAGAAAAAAAAGAATATTTTTTGGCCCAGCCTAGGTTTTTCTGGGCTGGGCATTTTCTATAATAGATAATATGGACTACTACTTTGCACTACTAGAGAACTATGCGGAATTAAAGCGCAGAAAGTTTAAGTTATCCTTACTGGAGCAGGGGGATTCTGGGGATCCCAAAGCTTCTGCTGATAATGCTATAACCTCCGCTGAAGGTGTGTCTGTTTCTGCTGCTGTAGAAATTAAAAGTCCTGGGGGGAATGTGGGTTATGTTTGGCAAGCAGGCGGGAACAAGAAAAAAGCGCCCGATGGAGCTATTATATTTTCTAGTAATAAAGAGAAAACTTTCCCTGTAAGAGTTAAAGATAAAAATGGAACAATACTTGACGACGGTTATCAAAAATTAGTTTCTTTTTTTTCAGGAGAGAGTGATTCTAAAGGAGGAGGGGGTCCATCCGAAACTGATAAAAAAGAACAGGAAAAGGCGATGAAGGAGAAAGAGAGGCAAGAAGCTATCACAGCCGCTACTAACCTTCAGAATACTTTATTTGGAACAGATACTAGCTTTTTTATATCTTCTATTAGAACCACTTCCTCCCCTGATGCTTTAAAACCTAGTCCTTTTTTTCCTGGGTACGAACCAAATAGAAGTGTTAGTAGAATCAAAAGAGATCTAAGAAGGATAGCTAGAGGAGTTAGGGGAGAACAAGGTAAATTAAGGTTAGGCTCACCAAAAGCTTTGGAAGAAGACCCCACTCTAGAAGAAAGATTGGCAGCATCACCAAATATTGATTCTAAAAAAGCTACAGAAGCAATTAATTTAGCTGGTAAAGCTTTAGCTGTTGTAAAAAAGATACACTCCGGGGAAGATATTTCTGATTCTGAATTGGCAGAAATATCTGAACATGTAGAAATAACTTCTGAAGGAGTTATGTTTAAAGGGTTATACTTACAGTATAGCTTTATAGGAGAATCCAATGTAGCAAATGATGTTTACAGAAATGCTATAGAACAAATTAATGTTCATATTAGAAAAAGGAACGATACTAAATGCCCCAAAGATAACCCTGATTTATATAAAAAATGTGAGATTAAAGAAATAAAAAAACAAGAAAAACCTGGGACATCTGGAGGAGAATTAGCACTTTCAAAGAGAGGAACCCTTGTTGAGCAAGTTTCTGTATTAAATGGGTTAACTACTATATTGCAAAACTGCAAGACTTCTGGGGATGCGAAAGCTTGTGCTCAAGCAGAAGCATCTTTTGAAAAACATCTAAAAGGAATAACTCAAAAAGGTACTCCAGAAGAAATTAGAGCCTTATTCCAAAAGGGGTTATGTGCTGAAGCTGACCTTTGTTTTGTAGATATAGAGTCAGCGGAGGCAGCCTTAGTAACAGATACTGTTAGAAGATTTCTAATATCTAAAGGTAGAACTGAGGAAGAAGCCGCGTTTATTATGCAAAAAATTGCTTCAATAGAAGGTAAGCAACAGCAGCTTATGGCGATGGCGTTGTTTGTAGGAGCTACTAGAGGGTTTGACTCTTATTATATGGATATTGGATTAAATAACATAGAACAATGGGGAGGAGAAGGTTCTGGGTTTAAAGGACAAAAAGATGATATTCGGATAGAGACTGATAAAAAGGGTTTAAAAACATTAGTAGATAGAATCGAACAACAGAGAACTCCAGAGGATAAATTATTAGCGGAAGCTGCTAAATGTGCTGGAGAAGGTGTAGGTATTAGTAATTTAGGAAAATCTGGAAAAGTTGGTATAGAAACTAAGGTAGTGGATTCTCAAGGTAGTAGAGTTAAAACTGGTGAAGGTACATTCACTAGAACTACTAGTACTTGTGAGACTGATGAGGATGGAAACCCAACTGGTTCCAACACTACAGAAAAGCAGTTTTTAGTAGAAAATGCAAAAAGATTAGACAGGTGTTCTGGTAATAAAGAATCTAATTCTTTAGGTAAATCTGAATCTTTTAAAAAAGCTTGTGAATATCAACAAAAATCAAAAAAAGAGTATGATCGTCTGAATAGACTACTTGAAGGAACAGATAAAGAGTTTGAAGAAGCAATAAAAATTATAGAAAGACATGGAGACCCTAAAACTGTAGGGGAAAGAATTGCTTTAGCTAGAGCTTATAGAAGAAATCGTGGAACACCGTCAGACCAGCTAAGTGATCAAGAAAAAGAACAACGAAAAAAGGAAAAAGAAGCTTTTGGAAAGATCCAAAGAGAACTTCAAGACGCTATTCTTCTAGATAGTTTGGCTAGGGATACTTCTTCAGACGGTACTGTTAGTGGGGACTCAGCGGATTATTTGCTTTATAGGCTTGCTTTAGAGGGTGGGTCTTTAGAAGAAGGTATTAAAGATATAAGAATGCTCAGAAACAATCAGCAACATTTAGGATTGTTAAATGAGATAACGTATGGAGCAATAGCCATGGTTCGCTCTGGACAAGCCAGGATTAGAAAAAGTGGAAGGGGTATTTCTATTGAAACTATAGCTGATCAAGGAGAAGGTGATGATTCTGTTCCAAAAGGAACTTCACTCCTTAAAGGAAAAATAGAAAGAGGTCAATTTGTAGCAGAGGTGGGTGTAAAGAGTGGTAGAAAATCTTCTAATGAATTAGAAGATAACAATGAATCAGTAGATAAATTTGACTTATTTAAGTCTTTAATAGACAATCAAAATAAAATACTTTTTGAGCTTTTCAATCAAACCAAAATCTAGTAGATTCTTTTTTTATTAATTCATCAAATAAGTATATTTTATATTTTTTTGTTTTGTCTTTATTCTCTAGGGTTA